TGTGAGTCGACCTCTATCTGTAACTCAGCTACTCTTCTGATCTGGGCATTATATCTCTCCCCATAAATCTCGGAGATCTTCTTCTGTACCATAGCGTCGGAAGCATTACGCAGGGCAGTAGCCAGGTTATTGTAGGCTGCAGTCTCTAAGTTGATGTTACCCAAATAATCCGAGTAGTTGTCATTCAAAGACTTGATTACGTTCTTCATCTCCCGCTTATCAGCTGCTGTTAATGAGGTGGCAGACCTAAGCTCAAGCAAACGATTAGCCAGTAGACTGAACTTCTCAGTTTCCACAGATACCTGGCGCTCCGCATCCTTGATCTCGTCTTTCATGCTCCTCTGAGCAGTGGTAACCTCATCTGTTTTCATGGAAGCCGCAGCAAGTCCAAAGCCAAGTGCTGACAATGCCCCAACAGCAATGCCGATGATTCCTGCAATCGGGTTCATGGCTACCTGCAGAGCATGATAGGCGGCTGTGAGAGCAGTCACCGCAGTGGTTACAGTGCCAATAACCGGTATAGCGATAACGATACCAGCTACGAAGCCCTTCATTACCGGAGACAGGCTGTTATAGGCATCCATGAGCAGTTTCAAGCCTTTGAGCAGGGGATTGATCAGAGTGGTCAGCATATCGCCAACCGTCTCTTGGATGTCTCCCCAGGCATTAGCATTCTGCAAACGCAAATCAGCCAAAGCAGTTGCAGTTCCGCCATAGTCCTCACCTAGCTTCTCCACCAGATAGGATACCCCTTCTGTCTTCAAACGGGTATCATCAAGCTCAATGCCGTATCTGCCCAACATCTCAGTATGCCCATTCAGAGCACGACCCATGAGATCAAATGCACTCTCAACGCTCATCCCGGTGGCTTTATTGGCTTCGGTAAAATCCAGCAGTACTGGTACCAACTGCTGAATCTCATCCTTGTTGAGTTTGAAGGTCTGGGACAGCTTGGACATCAGAGACAAGAGCTGATCATCTTCGAAGTTGGTAACCTGCTGCATCGATGAAGCGAAATTCCCCATCTCACCAGCAGCTTCGCCAAAGGCTACAGAAGCCAAGGTCATGGCCTGTCTCTGACCCAGTGAGGCATCTAACAGACCATTCATAGATCTGACCAGACCGCCTACCACCTGCAAGACTCCATCGACTGCGATCTTTACGTCACGAATTGTAGCCAGAGCCTGTTCTGCGGTGATCTTGACAGCAGCAGGTTTCTCCACCACAGACTGGGCGGACTCCGCCTCCTGCTTGACTTCGGCAAGCTTGAGGCTGGCATCATTGGTGATGAGTACTAGTTTAAAGGTTAAGTCAGGCATTTTGATGTTGACAAAAAAACACAAAAAACTCGGATGAGAAAAACTATAAGGAGTTCGTTATGAGCATTCAAATTTTGAAACCGATTCAGGATGTCATTGATTAATGGTATGCAAAACCGATGACCAAATGCAAAAGATACGGAGTAAAGCCTGATGCAAGTAAACCAAATGGCTATATGATTAGCTTTGAAAGTCATTGTACTTATGATATCCCGGATAAGGGTGATCTGCGCATAACATTTCAAGGTGACAAGTTCAATTATAGTAAACAAGTTGTATACCCTATAGATCCCAATGATATTGTGGGAGATACCGTCAAGATCAAACAGATATTGAAGGATTTTGACAAGGAATACAACACTATACACAAATTAATCTTGGATAAAATCTCTATTGAGTATTCAGAGTCTTTTCTAAGCACATAATTCAATAGTTTCTTATCAGCAACTCAATCTCGGTCTGGAACGCACCAGACACCGAGTACTGCGTTTCTACTTCTTCAATGATGCAGTCATCGTAAAGCTGCTTGATGTAAGGATCGTTGTTGTAGGATAGCAAGAACTTGCCTTTGATCTGTTTCAAGGCTTCTGCCAGCTCTTCATGCTGGTTGAAGGCATCCGCATCCTCACGCTCGTAGATGTGCTCTTTGGTATAGTAGGGTGGGTCCAGATAGAAGAACGTGTGAGTTTGGTCGAACCGGGCTACGATCCTCTCCCAAGGCTGCTTCTCGATGATCACATGACGCAGACGTTCCGAGGCTTCTTTCACCTTGTCCAGGTTGCGGAGGGGCATGTACTTGTAGCCCTGATTGACACAGAAGTTCTTGGAACGTGAGCCATAACTGCAGGCAAGGTTGTAATAGAACTTGATCGCTCTCTCCAACTCAGTTCTGGGTTCATGCTTCATAAAGTTATCGAACATCTCTCTGGCGATCAAGTAGTTGTTCAGTTCGGTAACGAAGGCTTCCGGATGGTTCTTGATGTACTTCCAGAAGTTGACCAGATCGCCATTGATATCATTATAGACCTCAGTATAGCGGCTCTTCTTGGACAACTGCCAGTCTTCCTTGTTGGCACTCTTGCCGAACAGTATCCAAGCAGCACCGCCAAAGACTTCACAGTAGATGTCATGCTTTGGGATGAGCGGCAGGATCTTCTTGCGGAGGATACGCTTGCCGCCTACCCAGGATATTATGCTGTTCATTGAGCCTCCAGCTTGAAGTTGGCAATGATCACTTCATTGAACTCGGACCTGCCTTCCTTGCGGTTGATGCCCTTGGTTCTGGTGACGTGCTTGATGTCATAGCCCTTGTATAGCTTGAGCACTTCCGGGTTGTCATCATAGGAGAGGATGAACCTGCCTTTGATATTCTTGAGTTTGGCACACAGGTCTTCATGGCTGAACTGCTTGCTGTTCTCATAGGTATAACCGAGCATGTAAGGAGGGTCACAGTAGAAGAAGTTGCTCTTGGTATCGTACTTATCGATCACCTTCTCGTAGGAGAGGTTCTCGATGATCACCATATCCAAACGCTTGTGAAGTTCCTTGATGCGTTCCAGACGGTTATACATACTGGAGGTGCCACGCTTCTGAGAGGTGCCGAAGCTGTCACCTTTGCTGCCGAACGATCTGGTGATCAGATACATGAACCGTGCAGCCCGCTGTATCTCGGTTAAGCCTTCCTGCTTGAGGATATCGCCAAAGAGCTTGCGGCTGGCGACTAACCAGTCCAGTTCCTTGATCAGCTCATCAGGATGGTATTTCACCTGTAGGAAGAGATTGACCAGGCGGTTATCGAGATCGTTATAGACTTCCAGATCGCCCCATTTCTCTTTGTAGAGGAGCATCCAGGCTGCCCCACCAAAGGGCTCGATGAAGCCGGTGATATCTTTAGGCACATAGGGAGCGATTACCTTTCTCAGGAGGCGTTTACCGCCTATCCAGCCGATGATGGCATCCATTATGCGTCTCCTTTAGGATCGGTGATACAGAGCCGGAGGTATAGCTCGGGGAGGGTCATATTGTCGAAGTCTTCATTTGTGAAGCCAAGTTTACGCAGAATCATTTCGAACCTCTCGAAGGGGTATTTGGAGACGCCTTTACCGCCAATCCGAAACTCCCGAGCCAACTTGCGAACCTCTCTTTGTTGGCTCTGATATAGACGAAAAAAGCGGAGATATGCTCCAGTGCTTCCAGTGCGTCCATATCGTCCGGGTCCTGGTTTGAGATGATTTTTATCAGCTCTTTATCGGCTTCCGATTGGCTGATCAGTTCAAGCAGTTCCACCTCACTGACCTTGGCTACCTGACCAGAGAGGAAGTCCTCAAACTTGGCTTTCAGGGTAGCATTCGAGATTGTGAGGCAGAGTATTTGCCGCAGTTGGCTATAGCTGAGTTGGGGTTCTCGCTTCATAGAATAGTCCTTTTCTTATTTACCAAAGAACATTTCGAGGGCAATGCCGAGTAAAAGCAGGAATTGCGAGGTGGAGACGGTTAGCAGTATCTTCATGTTCGTCTCCACTCTCGCCATCCTGGTTACCAGTGACTTGTTGCTGTCACCATTGCCATAGATCTCCTCGTGAACCGAATCGATTTTCTCTTTGATCTCAGGTTTACACTGGCAGTCCATAGCAGTTCCTTGTTTTAGAGTGTAGTTGCGAAGAGCAGTGATCTTATACTCCCGCAGGGATGTCCTTGAGCAGGAAGATCTTGTTGGAGGTCACTCCGGAGAACTCGGTGGAGATGACTACGTTGAAGAGGCCATCAGCCTCTCCCGACCAGTCGACTGTCCAGCGCAGTCCGGTGAAGATCACCACCCGATCCAGTTCCTTGGAAGCCACTACGATGGTGGTGTCCTTGCTCATGAATAGGGTGCTTTCCAGGAAGTTCTTCTGCTTGGTGGATAGTCCGGAGATGTTGAGTTCGACCGTGCTGGTGCGTTTGCCAGGGATGGTATAGTTACGAGTCTTGAGCTTGGTCAGCTTAGAGTCCGTCTTACCGGGTTTCTCGGCCAGTTCACCGAGCAGATCGAAGTTGGTAGTCAGTTCCGTCTTGACCGCAGCTTGAGTGGCATACAGCGTATCGATGGTGGTCTGATCATAGGTGCCGATCCCGAAGTAAACGAAATCGGCGATCAGCACGTCCATTAACTTGGCGAAACTGAGGTCACCTTCGGTCATATTGGATGGATAAGTGGGCTGTTGAATGGGCTGAGGCATCAGAACACCCCTTTGATCGCCTTGCCGATGCTAAAGAGCCATTTGCGGTTGTGGAACACGTATTCGATGGCTCCTCCGATGGTGCCGAAGACCTTGAGAATGACATTGGTCTGCTTGGCCGGGAGGGACTTGGTAGCCCGCTCCACTGCCAACAGCTTTTTGGCATAATCATCCAGGTCTTTGGTGGCAGGGTTGATCTTGATATCCTGGATGATGTCCAGGATGATGGCCAGAGCCGAGTTGACCTTGGCCTTGTCGATCAGTGTGCCGGTAGAGCGGGATATGATCCAGACTACCAGGGCTGAGACCAGACCGAGGATAAACTCTTGATTGGCGAAGATGAAGTCCATAGAGTCTCCTTATACTCGCTTAGGTGGTTAACTTGAACACTTTCACGAAGCCCGAGATGTAGGTGATACCGGGCCGGATACGAATGTACCAGTGGTACTTCCAATCACTTCCATGGTGTTCCACCTTGAGTTCGGCATCGGTGCGATAGCCGATGATGATAAACTTGGAGAGTCCGCCGATGATATAATCATCCGGCATTAGTCTGGCTTTGACCGGGATGCCTGCAAAGGACACATTACCGCCTTCCAGGAGCAAACGATCTCCGGCAGCAGTCTCACGCTTGGCGATCTCACTGCGGATACGGATGAGGTCTTTCTGGGAGACATAGAACTTGAAGCTCTCCTGCTCTTCCAGTATCTCATCACTGAAAGCCAAGAGAGCAGCTTCAAAGCGTTCGGCAAAGGTGACGTAGGTATCGTTATCGATATCTGTCACATCAGTGCCGGTGGTGGCGAGTTTGATGATGCCATTCAGGGCTTTGAGCTTATCAGTGCCGGATACTCTGTCACCTTTGAACAGGAGCAGGCGCATGGCTTTCTCGGTCTTCTTGGCGATGTGGTTCTCTACGTAGGCACCAAAGGCATCCTCACCATACTTGTCCTTATAGAACTCGACCACATCTCTGCCCAAGGTAAACTCGGCATTGAGTATCCCGGTGGGGACCGAAAGATCGGCTGTGGAGACACCCTGAGCGGTCAGAGCACCATCCAAGCTGTTCTTAAAGACCAGATCATCGATCAGACCGACATCGATCTTCTCGTCTTTGAGGAGCGGAATGACCGAGATATCGGAAAGGGTATCCCCGGGCTGGCTGCCGATCACCTCATCGATAAACAGAGATGTTGTATTGGCAGTGAGGATGTTCATGGCTTTACCGGAATCGACATCGGAGATGCCTTTGTAGATTTCCCGGTGGCTAGCCTTGACCACGATCTTGTTACCATCGATGGTGACTTCGCGGTCAACGTTAGACTTGTTCTCATCCGGTTCACCGGGTATGGACTTGGAGATAGCACGAGACATTGTAACAGAGAGATCTTTCAGGCTCTTCTCGATGCTGTGGATGGCATCACCGAGCATGACGTTACCGCTGCTCTTTTCGATCTCGGCTATCTTCTCGGAGATGGCTGTGATCCCTTTCTGCAGTTCTGTGTTGTTGTTCTGCTCTGCTACTTTACGCAAGGAGTTGAGCTCGTTCTTGATCTCGGTCAGGCTGGCTTCGGCATTGCGGTAGTCATCGGCTCTGCCATAGATGGAGACACCCTTGAACTCACCTTTCTCTACCTTCTGCCAGAGGTCCGAGCCGAGGTTCTCGCACTTGAGTACTTGCACCCAGGCTCCCACCTTGGTGTCTGGGAAGTGCTCTTTGTCGGCAGTCTTGAGGATGTAGTTCTCCACTACAGAGAACTCCGGCACAGGCTGCATGTTGTGGTTTACATCGCACTTGCCGACCAGTCCATGCTTAGCAAAGTGATCACAGGCTTTCTGTATCTCATCTTTTGAGTAGAAGTCGCCCTGGCTGTCCTGGATATCCGGCTCCATCAGAGTAACGTAAAGCCTCCCCAAAGTGCCTGATGTCTCACTCTTGAACTTGGTGGAGTTGCTCTTGTGTTCGAAGCTCCTACCGGAAGAGCCTACAGTATCCTTGACAACAAAGCCCTTTTGATTGGCGGGAGTCATTTCTCCGAAGAGGAGCGAGACTAACTCGACCTCTACGTTGCGCAGTTCTCCCTTCTGCACGATCTTGCTCTTGTTTCCGAAGATATTCACTGTACCTCCTTAGGATTAGTGATGGGTTGATGGTTAGTTGTCATATTACTTGTTACCGAAGCCTACAGGTTACGGTTCTGCATAAAGAGTTGCTCATCCGCAGACTGGAGCTTCTCGGTTAGATTGCCGAAGTTGAAATCGTCCGGAGTGAGGTTCCATCCGAACTCATAGTTGAACTCTATTGCCAGGGTGAGTGCCAGGCGATTCTGTAGCGGTTTGACTACGAAGTGGTAGAACATCAGCATATCGCTCTTGTTATCGCCACCAAGCTGCCCTGGGATAAGCTGTGAGACGATCCTTGCCGGGACCCGGTGATAGGCGAAGATGCCTTCCCTCAGGTCTTTCTTAAGAGATAAAAAACCGCCTTCCCTGTCTTGTTGACGGAGTGGCTCAAGGCGTATCTTCACGTCCCGGCTTTCACTCTCGATCAGGACTGTAGAGTGGCTTTTGGCATTGCCTTTCACTTCGGTAAGTGCCTTCTCGATTTCGGTATAGGCATCGGTCAGCACTTCATTGCCCTGCTCATCTGTTACTGTGCCGTCTCTAAGGGTACCGCCCTCCACAATCACGAAGTAGTCGATCATCAGACCGTTCTTGAAGTTGTTATAGTCGAAGGTCTTGATCTCAGAGAGTATCTCCACATTGATAGCGATAGGCAGGCAGGCTAAGCCCCATGCATTGCTTTTATGAGTGCTCTTCTTGATGTGGATGATATCGGCATAGGCGAAGTCTTTCTTCTGGTTGTTCTTCACTTGGATGTAGTTAGGGCGAAAGAAGCCAAACTCGTCATAGTTCTCCACGATCTGCACTTCAGAGGGGAGCATCCTCTCCAGTCCCATCCACTGACCCTGCGCGTTACGCATCTTGATAAGGAAGCCGTTACCACAGGCGAGATAGAACTTCCTCAGCTCTGACAGGATGGTGGTCTGATCCTCACAGGCAGGGAACTCGGCGGCTTCCATCCAGGCTTTTACTTGGCTGTTCTTGCAGTCGAACTGCATGATGGTTGCCATGGTCAGGGCATCGATACAGCCGGAGTGGTACTCATCGGTATCCAGGAGATTGAGCAGATTACTCATGGAGTAGGGTTGAGAGACTACTTTCTTGGTCTCGGCTGCTTTGGAGATCAGTTGCTTCCCGACCCGGCTGCACTTGGACAAGTCAATCGGCTCAGGCTTGTACTTGGTCTCCAGGAGTTCACTGGTAGAGCTGATAGCCAGGTTATAGCCACCCAGTCGCATTACTCTCAAGCAGATGCTCCTGTTCCAGCTTTCAGCAGGTCGATCTTGGCAATACGAACCAGACGAGTACCATCGATACGGCTGGTATAGTATTCCACGCTGGGTAAGTCACGGTTCATCAGCTTAAGGTAGAAAGAGCGGAACTTCTCTTTGAGTAGGTACAAGTCGGAATCAGGATCAGATACATTCTGAGCATTGACGATCAGGAAGACTGTCCAAGCCAAATCGGTACTCACATACTGTCTGGAAGTGCCGTTCTTGCCTGTCTCAGAGTCCAGGATAATGATGGCGCAGGGTAACTGCTTGGGTATGGCATCCTTGTTGAATTGGATGGTGGGGATATCGGAAAACGTGAGAGCATTAACTATCCTGTCTCTCTCTGCTATAAACTTATCATGTGCGGTCATAGACTCACCTCAATAGAACTGAATTGTTGGTATATCCACTGCTCCCGGTTAGCGATCACCTCAGCGAACACATTACGGGCAGCTATGCCTTCCCGCTTGATCTTGCCCCGGATGAGATAAGCGATCTCGGCTACGGTCAGCAGCTTACCTGTCTCCTTATCAGTCCAAGACAGGTGTTTGCGTTCGACCCAGGCGATAAGGGGAGCGATCGGAGTCCAGGAAGGCACTTTGCCACCCAATACAAATGGCTCGTGACGTACGTTGGAGCCTATTCTGAGGATCATGGCATCTGGACTGGTCTCGACCAGATATCCAGAATTGCCATAGAAGTAGCCTTTATCGTAAATCTGCTGTGCCAGAATCTCTTTGCGGGACTCTGCATCGATCACAGAACCGATCAGATGCAGTCGGCTCTCTAGGGCAGCATAGATAGCCAGGTAGATCTCACGCATTAGCTCATCCGGAGTGGTATAGCTATCCGGCATCAGATCACTCCCACCCGAATCACTCTTGGAGGTCTGGGTTTCAGCTCATCCAACCTCTGCTTACTGTTAGGATTCAGATAGTCACGCAGCCCAGTCAGTGCTCTCAGCTCAAGGTTGGCTTTGAATGCGTCAATTTCGCTCCCTGTGAGCAGTTCAGTAGCTGACTGGTCTAATCCTACGGTCTTGACTATTCCCTCGCCCAGGGTCTTCAAATTGAGAAACTCACATGTGCTGTGCAGCATCAGGAAACAGAAGCCAAAACGAAAAGAGATCAGCAGAGGGTCATCCTCCGGCATATCTTCCTGGATAGCCCTAGTATAGTGTTCAGGCAATACAACAGACCGAACTGTCTCCAGAACCAGATTCCTGTGTTCTTTGAAGATGCCGTTATCACCCATCTCCTTGGGGAGATTGAGTATAGCGAGCATGGCATCAATCTCAACCGGGATGGGTATCACTTGCCTTTCCTCATCAGTTCAGATAGCTCAATCGCCCTGCGGCCAACCTGCTTCGCCCACTTGGATGCAAGCATACCATTGGCAGCCCGTTCCCAGTCGCCGGCAGCAATGAAAGCCAAGGTGTTATTGAAACCCAAAAGACCACCAATACCCAGGTTGAAGCACATATTCAGAAGCACCGACTTACGGACTTCATCCAAAGCGTTGTATATCTCTGGAATCTCTTCCAAAAGCTGTTTCTCGCAGTTCTGGATATCGTTTTCCAAGAGCCCATAAGCTTCAGTCTGGGAGATACCACAATCATCGAGATTGCGACCAATGCCGATAGTCAGCTTACCTGCTGTACAGCGGTATGGTTTCAACCGCAGACCTTCATGTCTGACTAATTGTTCTTTGATGCGTTCCAGTAGCGTGGCTTCCATCGTATCTCCTTGCGAGTAGTATTGGATACTCTATCCGGTGCAAGGAAGCCATGATCCTGTATTAAGACAAATAAGGATGCATAACGATGCGACAGAATTTAGGATTGACAGATACTCGTAAGCCTGGATCTTGTAATCTAGTGACTATGATGGAATCAGGATAACAAAATGAAAGAGATCGACTACATATCATTGAACAAAAAGCGATACGATGACATAATCGGATTTATCAAGGAACTGACTTCGCAGAGATTCTGTTATCTGAATCTTTCTGATGATATCGCCAACACCATTTTAGTAAGACTTATGAAAAGCTCAGTTTTCGTAGATACTACAGGGATTCCTGCTAACTTCATCAAGTCCGCTTTCCCAAAAGCAGTTGAAGATGTGTTCAACTATTATCAGAGAGTATCCTTCCAATATTGTCTTACGAAAACTCACGACCATAGCCTGTCCGAGGATACTTCACAAGAAGCTATTAGGCAGCTTTTATCATCAAAGCATCATATCAATGATGCTTATTCCTGGTTAAGGCAAGTGACACACAATCTGCTCTGCAAGCACTACGAGTTTCGAGCAAAAGAGAGGGAGTTGTACAACTTGCTCTGTATGGAAACCACCTTCTTTCAGAATGTGATGGCATCTGGCAGTACTATAGATATAGAGGGATTGAATCCCATAAAAATGGAGGAAATTCTTTCCAGTAGGGAATATCAAGATTATTATGCAATGCTTTCGTTCGACAGCATAAAAGACTATGCGTCTTCACTGAATGTGAGTGTGAAAGTGGCGCAGAAGAGAAAAGAGAGAGCCATCCGTAATCTGAGGTCAAAGATACTACTTGCAATTGGGTGGGAAGCAAGCCATGAGATACTTAGCTTCAATCAATACAATGCAATTCAGAGGTTCATCCGTGAGCTTTTGAGAATGGGTCGCAGCGACAAGGACATCAAACAGAGAAACAAGTTATATCCAAAGCTGGCACAAGTTATAAATGACATAGATAGGATAGATGATTGGGGGATTACGATGGCAGGTAACCGCAGATTCAGGCTTCATGTATTCCATTTATCCCAAGATAAGCAACCAATTATTGCCACTTTCTTCATCGTTCTGAATGAGAGAAACCATGTCTCTGTTGAGAACTGTAAAAAAAATGAAATCATTGGAGCGCATCCGATTCCCGCTAACATACAAATACCCAAGGAGATGGGTAAGGCATTGTGGCCTTATGAAAAAATAATTTCGCTCCTAAACACATAATTTTTCAAATCCAGCATCTCAAATCTCCCAGTTTTGACACTTATATCTTAGAAACTAAATCTAAGGAGTGTCAAAATGAAAAGACTCTTTCTATTCTTGGCATTGGCTATCTTCAGCCTGAATTTAATATGTGCAGAAATTGACTACACTGCCATACCGCCGCAATCCCTTCCACTTTACATAGGGTCGCTAAGCAATCCGCTCATTAAGATTGTATATGAAGATCAGAATGGTCAGTATGTTTATGTTGAATATCAGGGTGTTCTGTATGTCTGTTATTTGTAAAGAGCTCATCTCCTTTGCCAATAATTTGATTAAATATGCGCAAGTAACATTAATTATTTAAGGAGGTCAAACATGGAGAATAGCTACTTAACGATAAAACAAAATGTCATACTCAGAAAGGATAAGAATCGTGCTATTGCATATTTTAAGACAGGTGGAGGAATCGAGAGATTTAGTCCCAAAAAGGACGACAGACTAAGTGAGAATGACGTCAATTTTTATGTTTTGAGCCCCACTTTCGCTCTGGCTTTGTTTCTCATGGATGGGACAATGACCTACAGATCAATATGTGATGCTGTTAGCGATTACTTTAAGATGGACATAAATGATAAGGATTTGTTCTGCAAATCTTTGAAGGAATTATCTGTGTTTTTTACATTGAGCAATGTGGCTGAAAATAATCGAATTAAAGAACTTAGTATAACTGATATATTGCCTGATCTACAATTAATTGACTACTATGATATGTCAGCAGATTTATTATATATACCCTACACGTATCTTATTCTACCAACAATGAGTTGCTATGTTGATTGTTGTTACTGCTACGCAAATAGAGAACACGCCTTTGATCCAATTCCAATTGAGAAGTGGGTATCAACGATTGAAGACTTAGCGACAAAGTACGGAGCTAAGGACATATCCATATCAGGTGGGGACATATTTCTATATGAACACTGGGAAAAATTATTGAATACTCTCGCAAACAACTCATACTTCCCAGAACTACCGACAAAGGTGCCGTTGTCGATATCTGATCAAAAACTACTATATGATATGGGTTTTAGAAGCTATCAAATCAGTCTTGACACTTTAGAACCTAAATTGATATCATCAAATCTAAACATTCGAGACCCAATGAAATACAGAAATGAAATACTTAGATCAATAACAACAGCTAGTGAAATCGGGTTGAAGATATCTATCAATTGTATTCTGACTAATGATACTCTTGATGATGTAGTAAACACTATGGAAATATTACGAAGCTACAAAAACATATACCGAGTTAGCATCGGTACCATGGGATATACCCTTTACAATAGAGATGTTAATTCTTCACTAATGCTAACTAAAAAAGATGAAGCTCGAGTTAAAGTGTGTTACAATCGAGTATCCGAGTTGTTCAAGGATAGTGGTGTTTACTTCAAAATGGATGATCCGATATATATAGATGCTGATAAATCGGTAACTGAAGATGAATTCTGGAATAGAGCATTCTGTACTGGAGGCAGAACAGGTTTGGTCATTCTTCCTGATGGGAAAATTACCTGCTGTGAAGAATTGTATTGGTACCCAGAATACATTATAGGGGACTTGAAAGAGCAATCTTTGGATGAAGTGTTTGCATCTCCAAAGAGATGGAACTTGCTGAATCCACGAAAGGAAGATGTAGATCGTAACAGTCCTTGCTTCAACTGTATTGATGAAGTTTTTGAGAAGTGCAACAGAGAAAAAGGGAGGTGTTACAGAGAAACTCTGAAAATCTTCGGTAAGGTAGATTATCCTGATCCTAGATGTCCATTCTACAAAGATATACAGAGTTTTTCTCAAACTAACAAAGAGTTTCCTCTACGGTCAAACTGCTAAACTGATAAGTGCCAGATTACATAATGGTTATTCTCAACATAATCAACACTGATGTTTTATACGTAATATAGGGGAGCGGTTTCCATAAACAATAGGAGTATCATATGAACAAAATCTACAATGCATTAAACGTTCTGGGATATGCAGATTTTACATCTCAGAGCTTAGTCGCTTCGCAAAAAGGCATTTGCCTGATAACAAACACCGACAATTGTCAAACAAACTGTGCTCAAGGGTGCGAAAAAGGGTGTAACTCATCCTGCCAACCGGGTTGTTCCCTAAGTTCACAGAATTCGTAGATAAATGAAACCTAACTCCCCTATTATTGTTGATGAATTGCAGAAATCAAGGATTTATAGATCATGAGCTTAATGAATGATATGAGAACTGTAATAAAATTTATCAATTTCATCTATCCCAACACGGCTAAGTTAAGGAGTTACTTTGCATATGGATTTGCTATCATAATGATATCCACTGCAATGATTATTCCTATGCCAATGTTGACAAGGCGTATATTGGATGTTACATTAAAACGAAATGATACACATGAGTTGCTTCTTATCGTGACGGCTCTAGCTATAACCTTACTAATATTGCAATCGTTATCATATTTCAGAGTTATATTCTTTGCCAAAATAAACAACGTATTAATTTTAAAATTGCGTGTTAAATTGATAAAAGCCATTAATGGATCTACCGTATCAGAAGTCAATAAATATGGGCTTGGGTATCTATTGTCGAGGATTAATGATGACACTAATCGTCTTGACATAGTATTCATCGACACAATGGTTGATGTATTGAACGACGTTATGACGTTTATGTTTGGATTATTGATGATACTATACATTAATGTTAAACTATCGGTCATAGCTCTATTTGTATTGCCATTGTTAGTATATACAAGTATTGCATATGGGAAAAAAGTAGAAAGAGCCTCATTGGAATTCTACGAACAACAATCAATAACAAATGAAGCTTTGTATAGGTCACTAAACATGATTGAGTTGTGTAAACTCTATGCACGACAGATTACTAATGTTTTGCAGTACTTTGTACCTGCAAAAAAAGAATTTAAAAAAAAAATCCGTTTAACAACCATAAATTCAAGATATAATCTATTAGACGGAATACTGTCTGGGATACTACCAATAGCTGTCTTATATTTTGGTGGAGTGCTTATCGTAAGAAAAGAAATGACAATTGGATCACTCATTGCGTTCAATTCATTTATCATTTATATGATTGGACCTGCCAATAAATTAACTCAACTTAATGTTACCTTGAAGAAAGCTATTAACGCTATACATAGAATTAACGAGTTATTGTTTTTAAGTAAAGAGAATTTAATGCCCACTCACAATGATATGCTAATCAACAAGTTTTGTCTGTCAAAAGTTAGCTTTTCATACTGCAATAAATCTATATTGACTGATGTATCTTGCTCATTTGATAGAGGTACAATAACTGGAATCACTGGGATATCCGGTAGCGGTAAAACAACATTAGTGAAACTGATATGTGGCTTATATCCAATAGATAATGGGGAAATTTATCTTAACAATATGCTGATTACTAAAGACGATATTGGCAATCTCAGGGATCATACTTCCTATGCACCTTACGACCCTATATTGATCAATGGAACATTTATAGACCAGATTCTGTTTGGAAATAAGCAACTCAATAGAAGTGAGGTAGAATACTATGCCACAATAGCTGGTGTTGAAGAATTTATTGAAGGGAATCAAGGTTATCAGAGAATGATAGAGAGAGGTGGAAGTAATCTATCATCAGGGCAAAAACAAAGATTGATGCTATCCACTTGTTTTGCGAAGCAGACAGATATAATAGTTATTGATGAAGCTATGACCAACCTTGACTTAAAAATCAAAACGTATATTTTGGATCAGATACGGCTCCTGTCATCAGATAAGGTTGTTATCATCGTTTCTCATGATCCATTCGTTTTAGAGCGTTGCGATAAAGTATATCTCCTAGATAAGGGACATATAATTGGTTCTGGGCAATGGAATGATATAGTGAAAGAGAATAGCATACTTAGCCATATAATACCTGTGTAAATGAAGAAACCTAGATTTATGTGATACAAAAAGGAGACGATTATGAAAGTACGAGAACTAGCTGCAGCAATTATTGTAGTATGTTTATTTGCATGCAGAGCATATGCGCTGAACATACAAGAGCAGATAACCCGATCTACAAAACTCGAATTCAATAACGGTATCATGGGCAATGTTGACGAGAATTTTAGCCCCTGCAGACTGAATACAGAATTTGAATTCTATGCAGATGGTCAGAATTTATTCATGATTTGCGCAGTTGAGATTGATTCCACGCTTAACTTGGGTAATGAGACTAAAAGAGATCAGTCCGGTAGTGGAGATTTTATAATGGTTCGACTGATAACCGTTCCCGATCAAAACTTTGCTTACACCTATGTTTTTTACCCTCTTATGAACAAAGAGGATTACACTTTAGGACTAGGTGTAAGCCAAAACTATGATTGGAATTCAGAATATGAGTATGAGTCCGTAATTAACCAGGATAGATGGACTATTTATGCCAGAATACCCTGGAAAGATATGCGAACCATTAAAGATGCTCCCTTTACGATAGGTGTAATAGCAAACAGGTGGATGCGTTACGACGGCAGGGGGTTTAACTATCCCCATGTGGTTCGGTCGATGGGAGAGGCCTATTATCAGGGGGCAATGCCACTCACTGTTCCTGTCCGCATTACAAGGGATTATGGCCTGAATACAAGACTCTACTATACCGTAAAATATGATTTGCTAAATAACCAGAGTTATAAAGTTAAAGACTATATGGGACTAGATTTTGCCTTTCGGCCCCAGCAAAACGGCAGTCTCAAGTTAACCTTGCAGCCAGATTATTCTGATATTCCTTTGGATTCTGAGGATGATATATACAATACGCTTTACAAACCATGGCTACAGGAAAACAGGTTCTTTTTCAAAGAAGACCTTGATTTACTGACGGGGTCTAACTCATACTGGTATAGCAGGAATATCATTTCGCCAATCGCTGCAATAAAGTATTCTCTCATCCAACCCAATACGTCGCTTATCTTACTCAGTGCTAAAGATCAAAAGAAACAGCTCTATAACGGCACGGATGACATCTACAACGCCCTGGCCATCAGGCAAAATATTGGGAAAAGTCAGTTATCACTATATGCTTATAATAGAATGGATAAAAAAGCGGCATACAATAATGAGGTAGCAAGTTTAATGGTTTCCCGCCAATTCTGGGGGAATCATTTGCTCAGCATAGAACTGGGTGGCAGTATAGCCAGAGATAGCCTGTCTGCAGATTGCTCTTCAGGATCGTCTGGTATTCTGAAATACAGCTTTAGTAACATCAAACACACACTCGATTTATCCGGTAAGTATATCGATGATTCATTCCGGGCTGATATGGGTAACATTTCTTTGATGAATCGGAACACTTTTAATGCCACCTATACTAATTATCTTAATTTTCCCAGGTCTTTCCTTTCCGATTTCTCAAATTCTGTTATTGCTCAGTATGTAACAGATCATAGCACTAATGACCGCATAGAGGCTTCTGTGGCATTTCGTAATCAGTCCAAGATTAGGTCCACATGGGCATATTTTGGTATAGATGCTTCCTATGGAGATGAAACATATAACGACAATCTATATGAGTATAAGAAGGCATTCTTCAGCCTGGGGAGCAGCTACTGGTCGAATATCTCTCCATTTATAAGGATTGGAGGAGCAAGAAGCTTGGTCTACCGTTTGGATAAATTAGTTGATTATTCTTACGTTTACGGCTCATTGGAATCCCTGATCAACCCAAATACTACTATCAAACTGGACGCCTCATATTACAGATATGACCATCCAAAAACTGAAAACTGGGATAACGAATATCTCTTCGCAAATCTTGATTATACCATCAATTTCAACACTGGTTTTAGGCTGAATATGGGTCTAAGATTCAATAACATAGAAATTCCCTCGGCTCTATATGATGGATATTTTGGATACTATTTCAATTCAGAATGGCAGATCAGTAAAATTCTGCGGGTCAACTTGGGATATCAAAGTAAAGCAGATCACTATTCCTACAGTGTTGATTCCAATCCAACAGTCTACCATTTATATGATGTTACCAGTCAAAGCATCTACTTTAAAACCAGCGTTAGTTTTTAAGCTGAGACAAATTACGTCTTGATCATCGTTTGGGTGGTCGGTAGGGTTCGAAGCTTAGTTCAACCTTGATTGTATCTTAGTCATTCATATGCAATGAGGTTGTCGTCCTGCACTTCCAGTGAAAAGGTGGAAACGGAGTATGTGCTCCGGAGACACCGACGGGATTCATGTCTGAGTCGTATTCGATCTGATCATCTTTGATCCAGGGTGCCAATGCTTTGATGTATTCCCGAGCATCATCGAGGCTATTGGACTTAGTATCCAAAGCCATCAGGTTGTCCATCACTTCCAGGGCATCGTTAAGGGGATAGACTTTTATCTTGGGCAGCCAGTGCCCGGCAGATATCACTCGTTCGATCATCCAATATCACCACGAGCTTATAGTATCTGGCTTTGGCTTTCTTGTAGCCCTGCAGCCTTCCGAACTCTCGAATTCTGAGGGCAGTATGCTCTGCCAGTCCCTGCCAGTAGTTGGATGAACGGTTGGCAATGTCATTGAACTGGTCTTTGAGAGTATCGGCAAGCATCTCTTTAGTATAACCCTGTTCGATGGCTTTGGTTAGCACATCTGCGAAGTTCTGTCTGATATCGGCTTCAAAGTGGTTGCCGATCCAGAACAACTGTTGCTTTTGGATGGTGGACGATAGATGCTGATCTTCGATACCCCAGAGCCCGATACTGGTCTTGGATGGGGCTTGCACCTGGGTGTCCCTCAGTCCGAGCCGCACACAGCGGTCTATTATCGCCTTGGTGGGCTCATTGACCAGGGCTGCGAAGTCATCTCCCAACTGAGTATTGATGATGCCCATAAGCTTATCTATGGAGTCCTTGTTAAGCTTCTCTGCTCGGGGCATATCACTCAGCATCTGGATTGCAAGCCTGGTCGCATCTCTGATCTCGGTTTTCCAGGCATTGTTCATGACCCGGTAGTATTCAAGCATGAGTTGATCGTAGTAGTTCATTAGAAGCTGAATCTCCGGACTTTCACTCTGTTCCTGCCGATGTCGTATTCAGAGAAGCGTTCCAGACATCCAGCCAGAGCATCACAGCCATCGATATAGCCATCAGGATAAGTGAGGAACTGACTGATCATGGTGGGAGTATCCTGTCCCTCCGGAAAGAGTACCTTGGCAGTTTCAATGATGGTCTCGGTTCTCTCGATGCGGAGGTTCTTGTTGTCTTTGTTATCGATACGCTTGATTCTGTGACTGATGGGTGGCAGATGGTTATCGGCAGCCCACCGATCGAAGTCGGCAAGGATACGAGCTTGACCGTAGGTAGTTTCACAGGCTGCTCTGGCTTTCACCCTGTAGATTCGATCAAGCTCCTGATAGGCATCATAGTAGTATCTGAAGAACTTGGTGTTCTCGGTTTGCCTTATCCAGACATGGATAACGTAGAACCTGTTCCCATCATAGCCTACGGAGATGACAGCTTTGTAACAACCCTTCTCTCCCCAGGCAGGATCGGCATAGAGCCAGACTCGCTTCATCTGGGATGGTTCAGGTAAGGTTCTATACTTAGTGAACCAGTGGTTCTTGAAGATATTCCCTTCGATCACCGGCTGTCCAAGCATCTCTCTCTGATAACCGGTATGTCCGAACTTGGCTCGCAGGTTTGGCAGAGTGGCAGTAGGGTATTGCTCCTCCCAGATGGACTTGCCGTGCATATCTTCGAGTGAGAAGCGCAAAATCGCTTTCTGGTGCGTTTTCAAGACCGATTGGTATCCCAAGTCCAAATCCGGGTTATCGGCCCGCATTTCGCCCAATATGAGCTCTTGAAACTGACAGATGGAGTAATTAGGGTGTACCAGGTTACCGAGCCAGATGATGCGACCGCCACCCTCAGGTGCCAGTGCTCCGGCAAGCTCTTGGGAGATCTTCTCCATGCGTCTCTTGCCGATGGATTGGTTACCCATGTTCTCTTCTTTGTCGATATCATCACAGACAATCAGCCCGGGCCGCTTGGCAGTCTTGGGATTGATAGTTCCTCTATGAGACTGCTTGATACTCCTAGCTCTGATCCTGGCTTTATTCTTGAGATAGAAGTCCAAGTCAAAGCTATCCACAGGCTGCAGCTCAGGATAGTCCGTTGTGAGCCGCTTATTGTTCTGTAGCTCATGCAGAGTGAAAGCGGTGCGCTCCTGAGCCAGATCTATGTCTGCGGCTGTATGGATCACATAGCGCTCACCTTTGATGATCATCCAGATAGGATAGACCACTCCCATGAGAACCGTTTTGCCCAGCCCACGAAAACCGGTGATGGCGATGATGCCTGAGCCCTTATCAGTCTCATCGAACATGGTCTCATGTGCTGGGCAAAAAGGTAGGGGGAAGATATGCGGAAAATAGGTATGACAGAAGAACGAGAAGGCATCCCATCCTTCTGATGTGGTTCGTCTTATCCGCTCTGCCTTGGCCTCGGGACTATCGTCTATAAAAGGCAAGACGGAGATCGTTTTGGATGCGATCTCCGTCAGAGCCTTGTTATGCCGCTGAATGAACTTCTTAGGCATAACCGGATTCCGGAAGGATCAGCGGAGCCGAGGGGATCAGCTCCGCTGTCAGGCAGGCAGGATGTCGTGGAGCAGGAGGAAGCAGCTCCACTCGTTGGAGGGTAGGCAGGATGGGTATGGACGTGTGTTTGGAGGCAACCATGTCCGTGGCTGTAAATCTATCCATTTCTGATCCTCAAGTACTCGGCCATGTCTATCACGATGCTTTGGAACTGCTTTAGCAGGGTCTCGTGACCTCTTTCGATCATGAAGTCGGTCACCTGATCCAGGAAGCGCACGATATAATCGTTCAACTCCTTGGAAGGCTCAGCATCTTTCTGGTTCTGCTTGATCAGGCTGACGAGGCTCTGCAGGGCGGTATCGGCAGGATTCTTGGCATATTCACGTAATGCTTGGATGAGAGCCTTCTTGCGAGCCAAGTTGATCTCATGGTCAAGCTTGCGCTCTTCCTTGAACATCTCGTCCCACTTAGCCTGTTTGATCCACTTGCGGACGGTGATATCGGAAACTCCGAAGATCACCGCCAGCTCAGTGGGATCTGTCTTGCCGTTCAGATAGGCTTCTTTGCAGTTGTCCCGCTTGATGCGGAACTCCAGTGCGTTACTCATATTCAGGTCTTACCTTGTGACTTTCCAGATATTTGTTAATGTCTTTGCCATGAACCCTTAAGGGTCCCTTGTCATTGATGCGGTAAGCGGGAAGAGGATCGGCTATGTCCCTGATCATACGATAGACGGTGGAGCGGGCGACGTTCAACACGTCGGCGATCTCATCCGGTCTATAGTAGCGGTCTTTAAAGCTCTTCACGTTTACCTCGATTTCTTGGGTCATTTCTGCGGTCATCATCTCAGCTCCTTATTATCCGTCAAAATCTGCTGGTATAGGATGCGACAGAATTACAGGGCACTGAAGTTCAGCACGATCTTGTTGTAGTTACCTGCTTCATCTCGCACTGCAAAAGAGATGTACTGCTTGGTGGAAGTTACAAGGATAGCTTTATCGATCAGTTCCATCGCTTCCTTCCAGACCGGGTCCTTGATCTTGAAGCGACGCAGAGCGAAGATGCGATAGCGGGCAAGCTGTCCATGCTTGTCCAACTGGAAAGCATCGTTGACGATAGCTTTGAGGTTATCATTGGAGTCGGCTGACCAGGCTTTGATGCACTCGTCTATCTTCTGCTTGGCAAGCTGCAGTTCGATCCCGAACTGAATCTTCTCCCGGAAGCGCATCTCGACCCGATACTTCTCATCGAAGCTGATGAGCAGGGCATTGCCCTTCCATTCGAGGTTATTCCTGCGAGCCGCTTCATTCAGATAACTTTCGATAGTCTGGATCAGCTTCTGTTTGTCAGTTATAATACGTTCTTGCAGTTTCATGGCGCAGTCCATCGCTTTCTTGACTGCGGCGTCCTTTTCCACTATTTCAGTGTGCAGCACCTTGACTGGGAATTCCCTACCTTGAGCATCGGTTAAGGTGCGTTCTTTGATTGGCTTGCTCGCTTTACTCATTTGAATCCTCCTTAGGATCGCTTTGTTTACTTGATGCTTGATTGATCTCTTGTTTCTTGATGTAGGACTGGAACATAGCTATGACCGCTCTGCGCTCTTTCTTGGTGAGCAGGTTCCAGTGGCTTTTGGAATAGTGACTTATCGTGAATGACCGGAGTTGGGACTCGCTCCAGCCGGCTTGCTTCATGAGGGCATGCATGTACTTGCCTTGCTTATCGTAGTTGTATTCGAGAGGACGCCCATGTCTGCGATACTTGAGCATGATGGTCTTCAACTCAGTTAAGCGATCCTCTGATAAGGCTCGGAGCGAGTCCCCATAGCCCATGCCGTTCATGATGAACTTGAATGCTTCGATCGGCCAGTGGAACTTTTTGACCCTGAGGCCGTGAATGTCTTGACGTAGTTTCCGTTCTCGCTGTTCCTGAGTCATAGAATGCCCTCTCTTCTTAGCTGCAGTATCTTTGCTTGAAGTCTTCAGCCATGATCTTGCTTAAAGCCATAGCATGCTTGCGAAAGGTTTGAATCTTTTCCCACTCGGCTTTCTTGGCTTCGTTGTAGGCTCTGAACTCCTCTCTGGCTTTAGCTAGGGCAGCATCCCGCTCCTGTCTGAGTCTTCTGCGTTCTGCGGCATCGGCTTTCTTCTCTTCCGCTGTCTTCCGGTCAGGATACTTTCGCCTGGGATTGAGTTCACCCAGGATGCCTTTCTTGATTACCTTACCCAGGTCCTTGAGGTGGGCTCTGGATTTAACGTAGTAGACTTTATCAAAGCCGATGGCATCTATCGAGGCCAGGGCTTCGAGATAGACAAAGACCCACTGGCGGCTGCGGTGAAAATCTACTGCGATCTTTCGGATTGAAGTATAGCTACCTTGCTCGATCAGATTCAGAAGTTGATTGGCTGCTTCCTGGTTGAACTTCCAGGTGCCTTTCAAACCATAGCAGAGATTGGGATTGTAGCGATTGGCCTTTACGAATATACCTTCGCAAAGCTCTTTGATCTTACCGCTACTCGCCAATTCCGTCAAGACCGGCATCACCTCCTCCACTTGCACTGAAGTGAAGGAGGCGACTGTCTCGGTCGAGAATGGCTTACGATAGTATCTTACGAAGTTCTGGATCAGTTCGGGAGCCGTCATTTCGCTTTCTCCAGATCGATCACGTTACTTGGTTTATCCACCATGCCCATCTGATTAGTTTCCTGAGAGTACATCATCTTGATGGCCTTGCGCAGGTTACCCTTGCAGTTATCGTAGATCTGGGTGACCATCAGGTCGGTGACGGGGATTTCCATGATCTCATGGGCGATCAGTCTGATGTCCTTTTTGGTGGCAGGTTTGAATTCCACGAAAGCGTTGCAGCGGTCGAAGTAGTGTTCATTGAGCCGGGAGAGGTGATCCCGGGCAGTCTGCATGCCTACCAGGATCACGATCACCAGGGTCTCGTCGACGATATCCCTGATTGAGCCTAAGAGCTTCGGGTGCTTGTAAGCATAGTCGATCTCATCGATGATGATCACCGTTTCCGGATGATCTTCCAGGATCTCTATGCACAGTTTGAAGACATTGTCGGTTGTTCCGGTGGGGATCACATCATTAATGCTGAAGTGCTCGTACAAGGTACTCAGCAGCTTAACCGAGAAGGTCTTGGCGGTCGTGAAGGCCTCCAGTCTCAGATAGATGTAACCACGCTGGAAGGCGGTGCGTTGTGCGAAGGCGGTCTTGCCGAGGCCGGGTCTGCCATACAGTAAACCCAAGCCTACCATTTCAGTTTGGGGGCGGTTGATGAGGTAGTTGATGCACTGGTCGGCTTCTACCACGTTGCTGATCTTGATCAGTTGGTTCTGTTTCATTGATATCCTCCATTATTTTATGCCTATGAATCTGAGCATCTCTTCATAGGTCTTTACTTTAGGTTTGATCTCCCCGTCATCGTCATCTTCATGCTTCTGAGGCATGTTCTCTTCGAGGCGGTTGGGGAGCTTCTGCATCGCTTGTTTCTCAAGTACTTCCATCACCTGCTCGGGTCCGGGTTTGGGAGCTTCTATGGCAGGCGGTTGGATGAAGGTTGGATTCTCTTCGCCCTGTGCCAGCATCAGTGGTTTGATATAGGCATCGACGACTTCCTGGGTCTGCTTGAGTGTCAGTCGGGTGCGGGTGGCGATCAGTCTCTGATGCCGTTTGATGGCCTTGTATTCCTTCTTGACCTCAGCTACCGAGATGGGATTCTCCATATCCAGATGGATGAAAGGATCGACCGCCTTGCGCAGTTCAGCCTGGCAGATATAGTTGTCTTGCAGGTCATAGACCAGTATCCACCTCGCATCGGAGGGGTCGTAACGGATCAGGATTTCCTTGCCCATGTGCTCGATCAGATCCATACTCCAGTATTGCATCTTGTTAAGTACAATGCCATTGTTGCGCAGTGTCTTGCGAACTGCGGTCAGCATCAGGAAGTTCAGGCGGGCGGGTTTGATCTTGCGCTCTGCAGGCACCGGCGAGGAGCTGAAGACCTGCCAGGGAGTCTTGCCTCCCAGTCCACTGTGAGGCTCTTCACCATACATATAGCGGACATAGAAGCCGATCATCCGCATCGCTTCCTCCAATGTGGGTGGTTTGGACTCGTACATCTTGCGAGCCCAAGTTTCGTTACGCATCAGCGTGGAGGGTTTGTCCGCCACCGATGCTCCCCGGAAGCTGCTGATGAAGCGTTCAAAGCGTTCCTGGAAGGTCCGGAAGAACCGCTCGATGATCTTGGCTTTGGCATTGTAGCTCTCGGCAAAGACCACATTGATGCCCAGCCTGGGGAAGATACCAGATAACTCACTGGAGAGGTCATGCCCTTCCCACTTCTCATTGAATAGTTTAGATCTAAAGGCCTTGCCATTATCCAGGTAGACAGCCTCGGGCACTCCCTTATAGTTGAGGAAGGCGTTGCGGAAGGCCAGTTGGATATGCTGGCTATCCTCAGTATAGGCGAGTGAAGCTCCCACCGGATATCTCGAAGCCCAGTCCATCACCATGATCATGGTCATCCGCAGCGGCTTCCCGGTCTTGGGACTGATGATATCGAAGGAGAGGGTATGTCCATCGGCTACCCAGACCTGGCCGACCTTGAGCAGGTCATTATCCCGCTTGATCGTTTTAACGATCTCTTCCGCCACCGCTTTACTGCCATGCCGGGCCTGGGTCCAGACCGCCAGGTTGTTGAGTTTATAGTCCTTGCACCAGCGTTTCAAGGTAGGCACCGAACTGGGTGACTCGAGATTGCCGAGTCTGGCGAAGGCCTTCACCGTAGCCACTGCCGAGCCGATCTTGATCTTCTGAGGCGAGAGCAGCAGCTTCATCAGGAAGTGCTGTTCCAGATAGGTAACCTTGCGGCCTCGAGTCTGGTTCTTGCTCTTGTGGATCAAGGCGAACATGTCCCGGTTACTTTCCAGATAGGCATCCACCCACTTACGCAGCGAGCGTTCGGTGCGCTTGCCCCTGATCTGGAATAGCTCCGGAACCAGCAAACCTAGGTTGTAGTCAATAGCGATGTGATTCCAGGCTTCTAACTTGGCCTCGGAATCGTTTACCCTCAAGATGGCTGTTTCACAGAACTGGGAGAGCAGCTGCGCTTCAGTCATGCAGCTGAGCAGTTCCTTATCCTGGGGAGCCAGGTCCAGGTCAGTTTGAGGTTCATCGGTTTCGATCAGGGCTGCTGCAGCTTCTATCTGCTCAGCCATCGATACCGGTTCGATTGCTTGAGGATCCTCTTCCTTATATATGGGAAGTTCAGTCCTCTCCTTGTTGAACTTGGTTACCAGTTCCAGGGGAACCGGCTCTCCAGTCGGGGAATCGTGAGGGATGATCATGATCTGACTGCCGGCTTTAACTGCCGCGAACAACTCGCCATAGTTCTTGGCATAGTTGTCCCAGTCGATCTGATCATAGATATCAGTCTTGTCCATGCTCCACCTTCTTATCTTTGGAATATGCGATGACGAACAGGCAACTGGGCTGGCAACCATCCAGCAGGATGCGCTCCTTCTCCAGATAGACAGGCTGTTCGCCACGCTTGCGGCAGTATGCCTTATCCAGATCTGCCAACTCCTGGCCTGAGGCGATAAATAGCTTGCTGATGCGGTAACTGCCGCTCTCAACAATGCGCTTGATTGCGATAAACGATCCGTCTGCGACCATCCGCCTGATGGTCTTAACCGATTTGCCATACAGGGCAGCTACCCGGGCAAGGGGTAACCATAATACTTGAACTTCCTTCTCCATTGCGTAACCTTCCAGATTCAGAAAACCACTTGGACAATTTTCCGAAAAACCACTTGGACAATTCCCGGTCACATTCTCAAAACCACTTGGACAAATTCGGGAACCACTTGGACAATTTTCGGAGCACTTGGACAAAAATCCGCAAAGTGCTGTGACATTCTGGTCGGAAGCTATACGCAGCCAGAGCCGGGGACTATTTTGTCCAACTGGTTGGTCTGATAAAACCACTTGGACATTTTTCGCGGTGCAGTCTGTACAGCTGCTTTGAATCCGCTTTGGCTGGCTCATTCTTACCTCCTTAACGGTAATCGTTAGGGTGCTAACTTCCATACCAGCAAGTTCTTGGGAAGTCCTTTCTGCGCTTCGGCGGAAGAATCCGCCGAGTCTTTTAAGAGCTCCAATCTTGCCGGCACGAATGCCATTGAGAATCACCTTGCTTTAAAATTATCATTGACACATCTATGGGGAACATTTAACGTGTTCCGTAGCTATTGTGATAACCGTATGGTAATTGTCAATGACAATCTTATACAAAAGGAGTGATTATGGCCACCAAGGAGATTGGAGATCGACTGTTAAAAGTAATGAAAATGATGAGGTTAAAGAACTACGAATTTGCCGAAAAATTTAGTCTCTCACCCGTTACTTTATCCCGTTACAAATCCGGCCTCAGGGTCCCGGAACCCAACTTTTTGATCGCCTTAGCCAAGGCTCAGGTGAACATAAATTGGTTGCTCACAGGCGAGGGCACCATGCAAATTGTGAAGGATTTCGATGGCTGGATGAAGGAAAGATTGGAGCAGAAACTCAAGGTCGTGGATAGCAAGACCGGGCTAATTGAAGCGCCTACAATAGATTATACTCGCACCGTGAACTTCAATATTCTTGGCGAAATTTCCGCGGGACCTAGAGAGCACATTGAGGACTTCCGGCGTTTGGGCGAGAGCGTGGAGATTCCGAGAAACCTCGTACCCGGGAACACAGATAAATACATGGCTTTCCGGGTTAACGGCCATAGCATGGAACCCAATATCATGCACGAGGACATCGTGCTGCTCATGCAGACCTACGACTGGGAATTTGCCAACGGAAAAGTGGGTGCGGTAAGAGCCGGAGACGGAGTCACTCTCAAGAAGATCATCCTCGATCCACAGAATAGCAGAGTTATTTTGCAACCATTTAACTTGGACTTTGACGTCCAGATATTAGACGCAGATCAGGGTGACGATGCATTTCTGATTGGGGTTTTGTCACTTCAGTTGCGGCTTTTTGATCTTCGCCATTGACGAGGCAATACCGCAAAGTCCAAAACCAGTCCCAAATCGGCTCAATTTGAAGTTATCGGTGATCCAAATACGTCCAGAAACGTCCAAAAAACCACTTGGACATCTCTGAAAGCAGTCCTATATATCTCCCCACTTCATAAGGACTTATCCCCATTTGTCCAAGTGATCCAAGCTTGAAGCTTTGGGTGACTCTTTATAATAATCATTTGCTTTTTTCTGCTGATGATCTCATTAGTGTCAGCTGCAGAGAACGACGCCTATGTCAGGTGCTACCTGATTTCTTATTCGCATTCCCTGGGGAAAGCTGTTACTGAACCGCTGAAATGGAAGACTTCCGACTGGCTCAAAGCCGGTGGAGTTATCGTAGTATGCGGAGGATTGTATCTTGTCGATGAGGATATTCGCGACCTGGCTCAGGATAACCGGACTGTCGTAGTTGACAATATGATGACGGGATGCAGGCAGTTGGGTGAATGGAAATATGTGATTCCGGCGATAGGAACGACTATCCTGTGCGGCAGTCTCACCGGTTCAGATAAAACTACCGATACCGGTTTACTCTGCCTGAAAAGCTACCTCCTGGCAAACTGCACAACCCATGGGCTCAAGGTGGCGACTCAACGCCAGAGACCTGGTAAGGAGAATGGTAATCAGTTCTGGAACAGCAGTTCATTCAGCACCCAAAACAATTCCTTTCCCTCCGGGCATGCTACAACCGTCTGGAGCCTGGCTCCGGTTATTGCGCATCAGTACAGAGATACAGGCTGGGGACCTCCGGTGGCGTATTCTATAGCTACCCTGACATCCCTGTCTCGCATCAATGATGATAAACACTGGGCAAGTGACGTTTTCTTCGCCGCAGTGGTGGGCTATGTCACAGCGAAACTAGTCCTTTCTGACACTCCAGTGCTCGTGCTGGGCCCGGATATTGAGCATCAGAGAATAACATTCAAACTTGACTTCTGAGCATTCCACAATCATTTCCCTTCCTCTACACCATGGAGCATGTGCACTACTGATGGCGGAATATCCTCATAACTAAATGTCAGGAGACTATTTAGAGGATGATAGTGCGCGATTTTATGGAGACAGAGCAAGGGGAATGTAGGGGCGAAACTTGGTTCGCCCGAAGTTAAAAACGAAAACACGATAGCCGGAGCTTTTTTTAAGCTCCGTAACCATGTACAGCGAGATATCTTCTCAAGACGTTTCCTGGATGCTTTAGCGTCCAGGCAGGTGGTGGGATATTCCCCCGGACGCTGAAGCATCCGGGTAACGTGTATATATGTGCATTGGTTTTTGCGGGCGAACCGCAGTTCGCCCCTACATTTCAAGTTTCTTCATTAACACGTTTATGTGCTTGCCAATCAACATGATAGATATATTGTGTTAACGATGTTAACGAAATTCCTTATAGTTACTTCTATACTTCTTCTTTATGCGATAACAATATAGAAAGTC